AGTACCAGCCGGAATAGGTGACGTTGATGAATTACTCAACGTACCCGCCGAGAGCGTAAGGCCTGTACCCACCGTGACATTACTAAATCCACCAGTACCGTTATTAGCCAGAAGCTGAGCCGACGTTCCGGTTGTAGCGGGGGCATAGTCCGTACTGGGGGTAGCCGTACTTACTACGCCTGAAGTGGTTTTAATTATCCCGGTCAAAGACGTTGCTAGCGTCGTAGTACCTGTAGCTGTAAGCGCTGTAAACGTACCTGCCGCAGGAGTCGTCCCGCCAATAGCCGGAGGAGTAGCAAGCTGCGTAGCAAGTTGGGTAGCAAAAGTATCCGTAGTTACAGCTTTAGATGCAGGGTACGTTTCAAAAACGTTCTGCGTACCGGTGCTAAAGTTAACCAGCGATCCAGTAGATGAAGCAAGCACCGTGGTACGTGCAAGCGTAGCCGGCGCGGTAAACGTACCGACACCGACTTCCCAGTTACTACCTGTCTGGTCCGCAATCGTGTAATAGCATGTGTTACCGGTGCCTATCGCGGCGTTAAAAGTCTGGTAGCCCGCTGGGGCTCCAAGTAGGGTGACTGACCCCGTACCGGGACTAGTACAAGTCTCCAGTACGCGATCTTTAATAATTAACGCCATTACACTGCCTCCAAATGGGTTTGCGCGTACGTGTAAAACATATAGCAATCGCTAACTTGTCGCAGTCGTGCTGTACGTGACGGTCACAGTGTCTCCAGCGGTAGTAACCTTAGAAGTGCTGAAATTACCTTCGCTGTAAAGCGTACCTGCGGTTGAGCTCTGAGTGCTGACTGCGCCCGTACCTGTAACCAAAAAGCACCCATAGACCGTACCGCCCGCGCCCGTAATCAGATAAGTGATTGACGAAGCCGTCGAGGTAGTGACGTTAGAAGGGGTAGCACCCGCTGAACTTGAGGCAGCAAACACAGCCGTGCCGCGAACCGCAGAGCCACCTACCGTATAGTTGATGAATTCAGCCGCATTGGTCGTAACCAGCGTGGTCATGGTGTCCGTCGCTGCCGGAGTCAGGCTGACCTTGGTCAGACCCAAGAACGGACCTACCGTAGTGTAAGTACCAGAAGTACGGAGCAGGGTGTCCAGCATGAGCTGCTTACCCGCTGCAACAACCAGATTAGGGAATTCTTCTTCCCACTTCAGGTTACCATCTTTGTCATGACATACAACGTGGTAGTGCCCGTGAATACCGAGTTGTTCAACGCCAGAAGTATTAGCCTGCAGGGTAGCTACGGCGTGATCCCCAAAATTTGAAAGTTCGTTCGTCATACTGACCTCTTTAAGCAAACCTAATGACAGCGTTGTCCGCGTCGTCTGTGGGAAAAGTGATTGTGAAAGTACTTGTGGCTGTCTTATCCGAACCAAAATCCAGCACGGCGACAGCCGCTCCGGTCGTGCTGTTATAGATCAAAGCTCCACGGCAAGTAAAAGACGCTGGGTTCCAAACTACCGTCAAGAAAGATACGTAGGCCACATTTGCCGTAGCATTGTAGGCCGGAACAATAGGAGTTAAAACTTCACCGCCCGCCGTATACCCAGTACCTGTAACTTCGTTGTCCGTAGTATACGCTGTTGTTGCATTATTCAACGTAGCGTTAGCTGTATACAGCGCGAGCTTATACGTATAAGGCGTACCTGAAGCAAAATTTTCCAGCCCACTTAAGCAGTTGTTCTTGAATAGCGTGGTCTGCCCTTGGGTAATCATGGGTTAACCTGCCCAATTCTAGCTTGCCCATCACGGTACGCATCGCCACGTTCAAGTCCGGTGCCGAGGCGGTTAAGCTGCTGCAGAGCTTCCTGATACTTAGTTTCGTAGTACGAGACAAGATCCTGCTCACCTTTCATGAACAGCATGGCTTCACGCATCGATCCGTACAACAGCACGGGATCATAATTATCGCCAAGCCAGCTCGTACCAAGAGCGTTAGACACACTCTGTACCGTAGCGGTAAACCCTGTGCCAGAACTACCCAAAGAACTACAACCCAATACGTCGCCTGCCGTGTAGAAGTTACCGCCAAAAGCAAGTTCACACGAATAGACCTGCTGGTTTACGACCAAGATATTAGCCGTTGCAGCAGTGCCCGTACCTCCTGTAAGCGGTACATTCTGGTATACGCCATTGGCGTAGAGAGAACCCGGAGTGATGTTGGTAAATGCCGTAATCTGGCCTTTAACGATCGTCGGAGGGTAGTAGAAATAGTGCATCTCTACTGTGTAGTTTTGATCCGGCGTCGGAGCCATTAAGTAGCTCAGTTCATTGGTGTTCCCGTATTGGGAGCCAAACAAAGAGTAGTACTTAGGGATCCCTGTCTCGCCTGCGTTAGGATACGCTTCACGGATGAAGTTAACGTCCTTGTTAAGCAGGTAGTTATAGTTGCCATCGAGGTCGATAGCCGCTAACGAGTAGGTAGACAGGTAATCATCAGGCAAAGACAAGTACCGATTACCCGCCGTAGTAGTGCCGGTTACGTTTCTACGAAGTGCAGGGATCTGCACCGTGTTGTAAATACGAGCTTCAGCCTGCTGAACAAAAACAGGTATGTTCGCTACAAACAGCTGTTCCGTGTTTTCAGCGTACGCCTGAATCGTATTGTAAAGGCTGGAATAGTTCATATCGGCTTACGCCATCGGGCCTCGGCATTTAGTGCCTTTAGTTGCTGCGCCTACACCGCGCATATCGGTAACGCCGTTATTATTCTCCGGCGGATAGTTACCCTTACTGAGACCACCGACAGAGATGTTCATCTCGGTCATAACCTTAGCGCCGGCCTTGTAGGTCAGCTCAAAATCGGTTCCGTTAGCAGCGTAAGCTGAAGCCGGCTTGTTTTCCTTAGCTTTAGCCATGTTAGCCACCACTCTGATTCTTGGCGCGAGCCATGTTACGGCCCATCTGCTTCATAGCAACAGAAGTAACCCCACCTTTCTTAAAGGGAAGCTTGGTCTTCTTGCCACCGTGGAGCTGCTTATCATGAGCGCCCATGGCCTTCTTAATCAACTTTTTATCTTCAGCAATATCGTCGTGCTTAGCCATGATGGCCTCCTAAGTTACGCTAATCGTCACTGTACCCACTTGTCCTATACAGATCAAGTTGTTAGGTGTTAATCCAGTATCACTGCCACGAGCACCGCCTACCGGTGCCCAGCCCCATTGAATCACCCGGCTACCGCCGGCAGGGTATCCAAACCCATCTAAGACAATACCATCCGTGAAATTGTCCTGAAGGCCGGTTGTACCTGACATGTAATAACTCACGTCAGGGCGAGGATCACGCACCGCCTGCGGGTCGTTAACTGGATACATACCCAACTGGAGCTGAGGATGATCCGGATCCCAGCAAGCCTTACATACTTTAACCCGCCACGGCTTAGTCTTCAGCGTCTGGATGTGAAGATCCTTAAGCTTAAACCGGAAGTTACACCTGTCGCATTGCGAGATCGAGTACTTGCCGGAGGCGAACTTATTAGGCATTGGCTACCTCGAAAAAATTCTTTTTTCGAAGATTATCTACAGCCGGTATCACCTGCATATTCCAAGGAACATGGAGCCCAGAAACTTTTTTTCCCTGCAACGGAACTATATGGTCTACATGCCAAGGGAACCCCAACATTTTTGTGCGTAGCTCCGCTAGCGAGTAAACTTCTTTAATGAGCCAGTGGCAATCGTCGGATAACCATTCAGGTACTCTAAGAGACCTAATTTCCCGCGATCTAGCGCATAGCGCATTGTACGCGCCTCGGTTTTCATCTCGCCAAGCATAAGTAGCTGCTTTTTGCTTGGCCGGGTTAGCCGCTCTCCATTTCCTACAAGACTTATTTATTACCTCTGGATTAGCTTTTGCATAGGCCTTACTACGTGCGTTTATGCGCTCTTTATTTTCGGCGTAGTATTCTTTCTTTTGTGCTGCTGCCTTCTCTTTGTTAGCTACCCTATATTCTTTATTTTGCGCTTGTAAGCGTTCCTTGTTGGCTTCTTTCCACGCGTTCCTACGCGCCAGTATCTTGTCCCGGTTTAACGCGCGGTAAGCCCGTTCGTAAGCTTTTCTAGCTTCTGGGTCTCTATGCGCCACCGTTATCTCGCATAAAATAAGTTGCGGGGTACCACCCGCAGGTCTGCCTTCTCTCGATCCTCGTCAGCGGCCATCTGGAACTGCTGCTCGTATTCGGTCTTCAGCATGCCAATACGGTTGGGGTCAACTTCTGGCAGCTTTATGCTCAAATAGTAAGACAACCCTGCGACCATGCAAGGGAGGAACCTGAACGGGATGTCCTCAGTCGTCGTACCATTACCAGCGTCCTGCATGCGGCGCATGCGGTAATACACCAGAGTGTACTGATCCCCCGGAGAATTCGGCGTCGGCCATACGTTGAGGCATGGGAGCTGAGTATTAAACACCGGAGTAGCTGTCAGGTGACTTGCAGCAGTTGTGCCGTTCTGTCCACGCCATGCGTTCAGGATCTGATTACCCACGATGTTCTGATAAGCGATAAGTTCGCTTCCGACTGTGATAAACCCAGTGGTAGGCATGTTAGCCACCGAAGTCAACGTAATCGTTGTATCCGTAGCAGAAATTTGCCCGTCAAGAGTTGTAGTCGGTATCGTAGGGAGGTTACCGGACTGGCGGTTAACCCACATCTGAATCGGCCTACCGTACGCGTTCTTATTAGGAATCGTAGAGTAAGTAGACTCTGAGATACGGCTCAGGTTGATATCGATCTGATTAGTCGCTTGCCCGTTGTACTGACGAGTTACCGCATCCAAAATGTCGATCGTATCGACCGGCAAAGCGTAGATGGCCTGCCCTGTGTTCAGAACAATCTGATTCTGCTCAATCGTCCACAGGTTAATACCGCGGTTTGCCCACTCAATCGTGAGCAGGTTCATAGACCTCCGAGCTGTACGGAAGTCATAACCACTACGCAGCTGCTTACCGCAGCGCTCAAATGCCTCTTCGAAAAGATCGTTAAGGTCTAGATTGAACGATGCGGTGCCAGATGTAGACATTACTTCTTAGCCTTTGCCTTCGGTGCTTCAGCCACTTCAAGTGCGGCGATCTCTGCATCAGTCGGAGTGTAGTCAATCAACTGTGCTTCCAGAAATGCGGCGAACTTGCTGAGGATCTGCTCTTCGTAACCAGAAGCTGAAAAGCCTTCGGCGCTGATGAACTTCAGAATGTCTTGCTTGCTAACCATTTTACTTACCTAGTTTCTTAAGCGTTTGTGCGAGACGAGCTCGCTGGCCCATCTTACCCGGAGCTTTAGCAGCCTTGGCCAGCTTCCCTGCTGGAATAGTCTGACCTTCCTTGACCCCAAGAGATTTACGCAGTGCCCCCGGCTTCTTGATAGCGCCAGCAATCCAACCACCCTTCTTGAAAACCTCAACCGAATTGGGGTCATCCTTA